AGAGTACATGCCACACGAACCGCGGCAAGTCAAATTGCCGCGCGCAACGCACGCGCGGCCGCAACAACTCAGCCGTTGATGATCGCCAACGCTTCCGTCAGCAGCCGCTTCGCAACAGGGTTTGCGGGCCTTCGGTGGGCATGGTGATTCCTCAGTTGCAAAGCGCGTTCACGAGTTTTTCGTAGCTGAGCCCATCTTCCCGATTCGCAGGACACCCGCCAGTAGCCACCGCGTGAAAGTGGATGTAGTACACGCATTTCGACCGACTAATTACCCATGCACGAATAACCGTGCGGTCGGCCATGATGCCCCATACCTGCTTCTTCCCGGTGATCGCATCCGGGTGTTCGGACGGGAACATTGTGTACTCGACTCCGCAGTAGCGGACGATTCGCGTGCGACCAGTTTTTACATTCGCGGCCACGGTTCACGCTCCCTTCGGATTGCCATGGCCTGCATCCGCCTTCATCGCGGCCACATCACCCGCAAACCCCTCCTCAATCGCACCACACAGCCACCGAGCCTGGGCGACCTTCGCACGCAGTGCATCCGCGGCCCCAGCCCCGACTCTGCCCAGCCGGCCATTCAAGTACTCCACAGCAACCCGCAGCCGCCGCCCCTGCGGACCCCAACGCTCCTGCCAGTCGCCCGTCAGCCGCCTCGCCATCGCCGCACGCATCCGATTCGTCCAGTTCATCGCTCGCCCTCCAAGTGTCACGACCCTCATGATTCGCTGCAAATTGCAGTGCTTCTCCTCTGCTCGATGCTGCCCCGTCGCGTCAAGCGCCTGCTCGCGCCTGCCCCCCGCCCCGCAGGCGCCGCCGACCGCCTGCCCCAGATTTGAGCCACACCCACCGGCCTTTCGCGGGCGAACGGGGGAGACTTAGAAGCCTTGTCTGGTGGGTTGGTTGTTTCCCGTAAAGGGTTTGCGTCGATATGCGGCGGGATGCCGGAAGGGGTGGTCGGGTGAGCAGGAAGTAGTTGCTGCTCGGGGTGGGGGTATTGCTGTGGTGGCCGGTGGTGGGTATGGTTTGGGGATGGAAGGGCCGGTTGATCCTGCGATTGAGCCTGCGATTGCCCCTACTCGGAAGCCTGGGAAGGGTGGGGTTGTGCTTCCGCCGACGCCGGAGGGGGACGAGAACACGCAGTCGTACGTGCAGTTGCGGGCGACGGTGAAGCGTCAGAAGGCGGAATTGGCGGAGTATCGGGGGCGGATCGCGGGGTATGAGAGTGTGCCGGTGGAGTCGTTGGACCCGGTTGTGGCGGCGCGGGACGAGCGGATTGCGGAGTTGGAGGCGGCGTTGGCGGCGAGGGAGGAGAAGACGGCGAGGGCGGAGGTGAAGGTATTGCGGGAGGAGAAGGCGGTGTTGGAGGGCCGGGTGGCGGAGTTGGAGGCCCGGTCGGCGTCGGCGGGCCCGCGTGCGATGACGCCGGTGGAGGAGCGTTTAGCGGCGTCGATGGTGGAGTTGCAGCGGAAGTGGAGAGAGAAGCAGGAGGCCGGTTCATGAAGGCGATATTACGGCGGATGCTGCGGCCGATTGTGAGGTGGCTTTCGGAGGGTTACGAATTCCAGTTCGGTGCGTTCACCGATGGGAGTTGTTTCATCAGCTTCACGGACGGTGTGGGGAATGAGTTCACGAACGAGCGGACGCCGGATCAGATGCGGGAGTCGGCGTGGAAGATGATCGGGATGGCGGATGCGGCCGAGGAAGTGGTGGCATGATGCGTGAGTGGCACAAGGAAGTCCCGCGGGACGTGCAGAAGAACGTCGAGTACCGCCAGTTTCTCCTATCCGAGTGGTTGCAGTACGGCCCCCTGTTCGAAGCCGAGATGCGGCAAGCCGTGCAGGACGATCTCCTATTCTACATCAATGCGTTTGTGTGGCAGGCGAATCCGAAGAGTACGGGCGAGGGGTCGCTCCCGTTCGGGCCGTTCGTCACCTGGGACTTCCAGGATGAACTGGCGTTGACGCTGAACGAGCACATCGACGAGGGCCGGGATTGCATCTTGGAGAAGAGCCGGGACATGGGGGCGTCGTGGGCGTGCCTGCTGCTGTTCGACTGGCGGGCCCGTGCGAAGAAGCGGCAGAAGTTCCTGGTGATCTCGCGGAACGCCGACGCCGTGGATGACGCGGACGAGCCGGATAGTTGCTTCTGGAAGCTGGACTTCGTGCATCGGCACTTGCCGGAGTGGTTGCAGGGCGATGTACGCCGGCGGAAGATGCGGTTCGTGTTCAACGACACGGACTCGTACATCACGGGCCAGGCATCGACGGGCATGGCGGGCGTGGGTGGCCGGGCGACGGCGATCCTCGTGGACGAGTTCAGTTTGATTCGGGAGGACCGGGCGGTGTTCCAGCGGACGGCGGATACGAGCGACTGCCGGATATTCAACGGCACGCACTACGGCCTCGACACCATGTACTTCGAACTGACGAACCCGGACTCGGCGATCGGCGCGTACATCGACAAGATTCAGTTGCACTGGAGCCAGCACCCGGACAAGCGGAAGGGGCTGTACCGGTCGGCGAGCCCGGTGGAAGTGATCGACAGGAAATACGAGTACTCTGCAGAGTACGATTTCGTGATGGATGGTTCGCCGAGTGGCGGGGCCGAGCCGGGATTGCGGAGCCCGTGGTATGACAAGGAGTGTATGCGGCGGCGGTCGAAGCGCGATGTGGCCATGCACCTCGACATCAACCCGCAAGGCTCGCTGTCCGAGTTCTTCGACCCGCTGGTGATCCGGTCGCTGATGGCTCGGGCCGAGGAGCCGGCGTGGGTGGGCGAGCCGCACTTCAACCGCGACTCCGGCGAGGAGTGCTCGCTGGTGGCAAGCCCCGATGGTCACCTGAAGCTGTGGATGAACCCGCGGTACGACGGGAAGGTGGCGCCGGGCATCTTCACAATCGCCGCCGACATCGCGACGGGGACGGGCGGCTCGCCGTCGTGTCTGTCAGTTGTGCGGGCGAGAGGGGACCGGGCGGGCCAGAAGGTGGCCGAGTACGAGAACGCGGACATCAAGCCGGAAGCGTTCGGGACGTTGGCCGTGGCGCTGGGCCGGTTGTTCTGCTCGGTGGAAGGCCGGCCGGCGTTCATGGTGTGGGAGAAGCAAGGGCCGGGTACGACGTTCGGGCAGCAGGTCATGGCACTGAATTACCATAACGTGTACTTTAAGAGGGACATCTTCGATCAGCGGCAGGTGGTGAGCGAGAAGCCGGGCTGGCATCCGACGGCCGACACGAAGCGGATTCTGCTCGACGATTACCGGATGGCTCTCGCCCGCGGCCTGTTCGAGAACCGGAGCGAGTGGGCGCTGAAGCAGTGTTTGAGTTTCGAGTTCAAGGGGTCGAGTGTGGCCCATGCACTCGAAGAGCATCCCGATCCTTCGAGAGCCCGGACGAATCACGGGGACATGGTGATTGCGGATGCGTTGGCGTGGCTGGGCTGCAAGGAGTTGGGGTTCGCGGGTCTGCCGGAGGATGTGGCGCCGCCGCTGGTGGTCGGTTCGCTCGGGTGGCGGCGGGCGCTGCACGAGGTGAAGCGGCCGGAAGAAATTGGATGGTGAACCCTGCGCGACAGGGAAGTTTTACTTGGCGAAGAAGCCTGACATCAACATGGGCCGCCTCGGCGCGGCCATGACCAAAGCCCGGCTCAGTCTGCGCCGATTCCGCGAGACGCGCCGGGAGATGGTCCGCGAGTGGTGCGGCCTGCACTGGGGCGTGGACGGCACGCACGCCGACAAGCGCGTGCCGCTCAACATGATGTCGCTCTACACGCGCATCGTCGGCCGCTCGCTGATCGCCGCCAACCCCCGCGTCATGCTGTCCACGTTCGCTCGCGAGGCCAAGCCGATCGTCTCGGCAATGGAAGCGTGGATCAACACCGAAATCGAGCGGATGAATCTCGCCAAGACGCTCGGGAGGATCGTACTCGATGGTTTATTTTCAATCGGGATCGGAAAGGTGGCCCTGGCCACTCCCGCAGACTCCAGCATTGCCGGTTGGCAGACTCCCACCGGCGCCCCTTTCTGCGAACGAGTTAGTCTTGATGACTTCGTATATGACGTTCACGCCCGCAGCTTCGAAGAAGTCGGGTACATCGGCCATCGTTATCGCGCGCCGCTTGATGTCATCCGTGCTGACCACAATTTCTCGAAGGCCCGCAAAGACCTGAGCCCGCAGCCGGACAACCAATTCAACCTCGAAGGTGACGAACGACTCAGCGTGATCGGCCGCGGGTACTACTCCAACGACGAAGAGTTCGAGGACTTCGTGGACCTGTGGGAAATCTACATCCCGCGGCGCCGGACCATCTGTACGTTCGCCTACGATTACGGTTCGGGCTCGATCGACACGGACCAGAAGCCTCTCAAGGAAGTCGAATGGATCGGGCCGGACAGTGGCCCGTACATCATCTACTCGCTCGGCGACGTGCCCGACAACGCGATGCCCAAGTCGCCCATGATGGACCTGTACGACCTGCACCTCGCGCAGAACCAACTCATCCGCAAGCTGCTCCGCCAGGGCGAACGCCAGAAAGACTTGACCCTCTACGCGGAAGGGGACGAAGAGGACGCCAAGGCGATCCGGGACGCCGGCGACGGCGACATGATCGGCGTCAAGCACCCCGACAAAATCTTCCCGTACCAGTCGAGCAACGTGAATCAGGGGAACCTCGGCCTGAACGAGATGGTGAAGCAGTGGACGAGCTACATGGCCGGCAACTTGGAAATGATGGGCGGCCTCTCCCCCCAATCGAAGACGGCCACGCAGGACAAGATGCTCCACGAGAACGCGAGCATGACGCTCGCCGACATGCAGGAGCGGACCGTCACCTACACTTCGAAGCTCGTCAACAACCTCTGCTGGTTCTGGCATCATCACCCGGTAACGACGATGAAGTCGCTGTGGCATCCGCCGGGCCTGCCCGAGCACGCGATCCAGCGAATCCTCAAGCCGGCGGATCGGCAGAAGGTGCCGTGGGCCGACCTCGGCATCCTCATCAACCCCTACTCGCTCCAGCATCAGACGCCGCAGGCTCAGTTGACGGCGATCAACAACGTGGTGCAGAACATCGTGACGCCGCTCATGCCGCTGCTCCAGCAGCAGGGCATCTACTTCGACCTGGCGAAGTATCTGGCGATCGTGGCGAAGTACGGGAACCTGACCGAGCTTCCGGATATCCTGACCATCGGCACGCCGCCGTCGCCGGATGGGAACGCGGCCGGGCCGCAGAGCACGCCCTCGACGCTGCCGGCCCAGACGAGCCGCGAGACAACGCGGCGGTCACTCGGCGGCGACACGAACGAAGCCAGGAGTGCCGCGATCCAGAATCAGGCACTCGCGGGCGGTAAGGCCGGCGGTCATCCGTCGGCCAACGGGTTCGCCAAAATGGGAGCGTCCAATGGGCCTGCTTGAAATCATCCTGATAATTCTGGTCGTCATGTTCCTCTTCGGTGGTGGCTATGGCTACCAACGACGGGCCGACTGGGGACCGGCTCCGGGCGGCGCAATGGGGCTGGTCGTTCTGGTCCTCATCATCATTCTTCTGTTCCGGGTGGTGCGATGACTGGTCCTCCTTCGGGGATGCCGGGGACCAACGGCACATCGCCGCCGCTGTCACCACCACCACCACCGTCACCGCCGCCGCCGCCGTCACCACCTCCACCACTCGGCACCGGACCCGGCAGCAGTCCGGGGCCTTTCCCAGGGATGCCGGGGTCTTTCCCAGGGATGCCGGGGACTACGCCACCACCCGGACCCGGCAGCGGTCCGGGGTATTGGCTGGAGTTGGAACCGGGTGGCCCCCTGATATGGGTGCCAATCAAGCCCACAGCCGGCTTCAGACCCCCTCTGCCGCCGACGCCGCCGATCATTTTTCCGCCGCCTCAGCCGAAGCCTTGGCTGCCGGGGTTCCTTTCGCCACCGTCGGACCCTGGCCAACTAGACCAAGAAGACCCAGTTTGGGCATCGTTCTGGAACACGCTCGGGGTTCTGCCGGTTACGCCGTTCATGAGGCCGCTGCTACCGCTTCTGCCGTCGGGGCTGCCGAGGCCGCCGAAGCCGCCGAATCCGCCGAACCCGCCGTCTCTGCCGCCCACCTCGATCGTGCCCGGCCCGGTGCTGCCAAACTTCGGGACGCCGGCGCCCACCCCGATTTGGCCGCCAGGGTCTATACCAATTGTCCCGGCCCCCGGTCCGTGGCCGAACTGGCCGCCATTGCCCTTCAAACCCGGACCCGTGCCGAATCCCTTCCAAAAACCTCTACCGCCACTCATTCCATGAGGAGCAAGCCATGACTGGCGTGATCCGCGACAAGCGAACGCTCGACGACCGCGGCGAGTTCGTCGTCGAGTCCGAGTACCTGATCGACGGCCAGGTGGTGAGCCGCGAGGAGTTCGACGCCGCTTTCCCCGACCAAGAAGGCGTCCCCGGCGGCACTCCATCGGCCGGCTATCCGATCCGCTCCGACGCGATGGCGGTGCATCGGGACCAGATTCCCGAAGCCGTTGCCCGGAATCGGCGCCACGGGCTGGAGGTGCAGTACGAGCGGAGCACGGGCCGGCCCATCCTGCACTCCCAGGTCGAAAAGCGTAAGCTCATGAAGATCGAAAAGTTCCACGACAAGAACGCCTACTACTGAGGCCGATCATGCCGCCGACGCTCGAAGAGATGGAAGCCGAAACACGGTCGCACCTCGGCAAGAAATACTGGCATGAAGTCGTGCTGGCCGATGGTGAAATTCGCCGGCTCGAAGGTGTGGTCAAAGAGGTTCCGTACCGGGGCGGCACTCGCGTTACCTTGCAATACACCGGCTGGAAGAACGTGGGCGACGATCCGAACTGGAACACGCCACGCCAGCACTATCCTTGGAAGGAGTCGGCTCATGTCCCGTGAACTGTTTGCCAACGTCACCCTGGCCTACAACGACGGCGTGAGCCAGCCCGTCTGGCTCCAAATCGCCAACTTCTACGCCAACGTCGCCACGAAGGTCGCCTTCCGCGGCCAGCAATCCATCGGCATCACGGACACGCTCCTCGACTTCGGCTCCGTTGTTGTGTTCGGCTACTGGGTGCTCGTGAACCTCGATCCGACGAATTATGTGGACTTGAAGGTGGAGGCCGGCGGGACGATCATCGCCCGATTGGACCCTGCCGGCGGCTTCATCGCGGGTAAGATCGGAAGCGGGATCACAGCCCCGGCCGCACTCGCGAACACGGCCCCGTGCATCCTCGACATGCTAATTTGTTCGCTCTAAACCCAACGGAGAATCGCGATGAGTTACGAGAAGGCAATCGACGAGATCAACGCTGGTGCCAAGCAGTTCTACGATGCCGTGCCGGAGAAGGAGAAGCAATTTGGCGGCATCTATCACCTGTGCTTCGAGAAGGCTCATACCCTCTGGAGCATGATGCACCCCGACGAATTCCAGCGGGCTCAGAAGCAGACGATGAGTGAAATGTCGAAAGGGAAGTCTTGACGCGGCCGAACGGCCGGAGTAAAAGAGTTGAGCCGGGAGAGGCATCACTTCTCCCGGCTCGAAGTCGGCTGTGCAACCAGCGCGACGGCAAGCTCATCTTAGAGCCCCGCACGTCTGCTCGCAAAGCCCCCAAACGAAGAATTCAGCAGAACTCGGAGCCTGACGGCCCGAGATCGGAAGTAATCCGAGTGGGCCACGGAATGTCCCACACCGTCAGCGCGGAGCCATTGCCCCGAAACTCCTAGCAGAGTACCCTGCGGGACACGACCGGGCAGCGCGTGAACAAG